CGCTGGAGCAGCAGCACAGCAGAAAGACCTAGAGCGTAAAAGACAGATAAGAGAAGCACAGGTCTTTAAAGAGCAGTACTTCAAGAGAGCATTGATGGAATGGCAACGTCAAGAAACCATCCGTATCGAGGAAGCTAAAGTCAAAGCTGATTTCATTAAAAAGCATGGAACTAAACGCTGGAATGAAATTGAATCCATTAAACAAAAGATAGAGAAACAAGATAATGAACTTACTAGAGAGTTTAAAGAAGATTTGGCAAAGAGTCGTAGAGCAATGTTCGTGTGCTATGCAGTGGCTGCGGTCATTGCTTGGTATTTAACTTGGGGGTATAAACAATGATTCCATTAATGGCGCTAGTAGACGTTGGGATGAAAGTCCTAGATAAGTTCATTCCTGATCCAGAAGCTAAGGCAAAGGCTCAGAAAGAGTTGCTACAGATGCAACAAGAAGGCAGACTCGCTGAGTTAAACGCTGATATGAATGAGCAAAACAATATCTCTGATCGTTGGAAAGCTGATCTTGCTAGTGACTCTTGGTTGTCTAAGAATATACGACCTATGTCTTTAGTAGCTATCTTTGTAGGATACTTCTTATTTGCCATGATGTCAGCATTTGGCTACGATGCTAAAGAGTCCTATGTCAATCTACTAGGTCAGTGGGGTATGCTTATTATGAGTGCATACTTTGGTGGTCGTACTCTAGAGAAGATTATGGATATGAAAGCGAAGAAAGATGAACCTAAGCAATAACTTTACCTTAGAAGAGTTAACTCACTCTGAAGTAGCAGAGCGTAAGAACCTAGATAATACCCCTAACGCCAGTGAGGTTGCTAATCTAACTCGATTGGCAGCCTTGCTTGAGCAAGTTAGGTCTTTACTAGGCAAGCCGATCATGATTAATTCAGGCTTTCGCTCTAAACCAGTCAATGACTCTGTCGGTAGCAAGGACACTAGCCAGCATAGGCTAGGTTGTGCTGCTGATATCAGAGTCCCCGGAATGACCCCTAAACAGGTCGTAGAGGCGTGCTTGGCTTCGGATATACCCTTTGACCAAATCATCGAAGAATTTGGCTCTTGGACGCATATAAGCGTTCCTAACGGTGCTTCTGACAAGCCTCGTAGACAAGCCTTAATTATTGATAAAGCTGGTACTAGGAATTTTGTGTAACATAATGTCGGTACTTATTAATATTTACATACAATTTGTAACAAAATTGCCCTATCGGTAACTTTTTCTTAAATTTGCATACTTTTTAAGCAAATATTCCCGATTGGGAAATTTAAAAAACCCCGCCGAAGCGGGGCTGTTTAGTCGTCGTGAGGAGTACTGAAAAGGATTCTAATAACCCCTAGATCAATGACGAAATGAGACTCGTCATCAAAACTAGGAACATACTCAAACCCTATACAGAACCCAGTAATAAAGTGTAGGTTTATTATCATTTGACTGGGCAAGCTCCGCTGGCACACTCGTCGCCACCATCAAAACTAGCTTCATCAACGTGTGTAATTAATCGTGTAGAAGCCACAAGTGCATCATACTGCTCTTTCGTGATTTCCTCCAAAGGCGCTTGGTGAAAGCCGTGTTCATTGTGTAGCAAGAATGACAAGGACTTGTGATTGTTCTTGTAGTTCTTTGCTAGATACTTCTGAATCTCAGGCAATTCTTCCTTACGATAGTACACAGTACAGGATACGCTATTGTCTGACCAGTTAGCCTGTAGCCATTTCACTAACTCTAATTGATCAATAGCGGTCATCTCAGCAGCAATCTTTGTACCTTCAGGATAAGCGAATGGGAATGATACAACCATTGTGCTGTGATCCTCAGAACCATCGAAGTTACGCTGATACTCCACAGGATAGCCATGCTCACGACATACTTGTACCAACGCATGATCTGCAGCGATACGAATACGACGGATCATGTGACGAGAATATGCTGGATGACATCCTGAAGTAACACCCGGAAGCAACGACAAAGTCCCACTTGGTTTTACAGTGGTGAGCTTAATCGATTCAGGGAAGCCATGCTCATGACTGTACTTAAAGTCAAACTCACGAAGTCGGCGATAGGTATCATTTAACCAACTACGTTGCTCTTCTGTTGCCTGTAGCACACCTGTAACACCAATACCCATTCTCATGTTCTTATGCACGATGTCTTCTGTTTCTTTCAGGTGACAAGGCAGTGCAAGACTATGCTTGTTGATGCGGTACAGTAATTGGCAAACATCTAATAGCTGTTCTTTGCTCTCGATGTTAGGAAGATATACTTCTGCTAAACAACAAGTTTCATAAGCAGCCAAAGACTGTTCAGCGCATGGATTATAACCCATAACATCAGGATCAGGATAATCAGTCTCACCAAGTCTACCAATTTTACGGGAGAGTTTAAGATTGATAAGTCCATAAGGCTCCCCTTTGCCTTCGTATCCGTCCCAGAAGTATTCGTGTAAGTCCTTAGTATCGCTGCAAACAACAGAATTATTAGACATAGCTCTCCAAGAAGGAATATTCCCCATGTCCCAGCGCTTAGCAAGTAGATACTCAACATCGTCAGGGTCTCCTATAGCAATCTGTGCAGAACGGCGTACATTACCAGCAACGACAATAGCACCGATAATGTTCATGATGTCAAGGCAGTCAATAGGACGTAGCTTCTTACCTTTACGCTTCTCAAGGATGTTACTAATCTTAACGATACCATCACACAAGTCCTCTGGACCGGAAGCAGTACCGCCAAAGCCCTTAATGGGCGCTCCACGACCACGAACAAGGATAGTGCTATAGGTGAATGTCGGATTGGTGTCGGCTAAGAACGCCGCTTTGAGCGTCTTGCCCAATAACTTGACCCAGCCTTCACGGGAATCAGGCACGATAAAATCAGCGTCAGCGGTAGTAACACGAGTAGGAGCGCTAAAGTTAGCGTTGACCGGAGGAAGTTTATCAACATATTGCCTCTGAATGTTGTAGCCAACACCTGAGCCAAGCATTAGCAAGTCCATCGCCCATGTGAAAGGACGGACGGGTTGATCAATAACGGTAAATGCACAGTTCTGTAAACTAGCCAATCCTAAGCGATCAACTGTCTCTGTCCCCATTTGCCATAGGAAGCGTCCAGCAACAGTGCCTTTCAATTCCAATAAGTACTTCCGTAGACGCTCTTGCTCGTCAGCATCAAAGCCACAGCTTAGCTGATCGTTAGCAGCTTTAATAACCCGTTCAACGGTGTCGGTAAACTCTTCTGTTTTTGATTTTGGATCTGTTTCACTTAATCTCCTTGCGTATGTTCTTTTGTATGTAATATATCCGACTGTGCTAAATGGTGTGTTATAGGTCATTCTACTTCTTTCTCAAGTTTGTCAAAGTTGTCTTCAATTAAATCAATAAATCTCTCAACGAGATCCTCCGATGATATCTCCAGAAGCTCTAACAAATCAATCTCATTTATTTGCTTTAGTCTGTCTTTTAGATCGTGTATTGTTAATGCCATCTTTCTTTACTTTCGTTGGTTGTTGAAAATGCGTTAGGGCTTTCTCAAGTCCTTCTGTCCAAGTATCATACCAAATAGTCTTCATGCTGTCGTACCAGTATGTTGTGTCTCCTTTTGGGAACCACCTCCAGCACGCTGAACCTTCTTGTCCTATTAGGTTTGCTACAGGGACACCGACAGAGCCAGCACAGTGAGCTATTGCTGAGTCCACTGAGATAACTCCATCGAGTGTTTGAATTTGATCAGCAGTATCGCTCCAATGCTTTGATGTAATAAAGCCATCATCTTGCTGTAACGATACCCAATCAAACTCTGGATGTTGCTTTATGAAGTTTAACATAAGTTCTTGAGGCATTTGTTTTGCTTTCATATTCCAACTATTGTTAATCGTTGTATAACAATAACCTAGTAATGGTTTCTGTCGTACCGGCTTAACAATCTCAGGATTACGAAATATACCTTCACTACCGTATATCTTCTGTACTGGTTCAGCAGGTATTACATTGTGTTCCATTAAGAAGTACGGCAACGACATTACCTTAATCTTTACTGCGTTGGGAAAAGATTCCCCTGCGGTGTATAAACCGTTATGATTAGGCATTCTTTTTAATAGCCGAATTACAGGATCAGGGAATAATAACTTCACTGATTGTAGTCCAGCTTGTTTGAGCAGAGGAATGAAACGACTGAATTGAATAATGTCGCCCCATCCTGCTTCAGACCACACGATAGCATTCTTACCTTTGCACCAATTTCCGGGAACCCAAACAGGAGTCTTTGAGAAGTCTGTTTTAATCCCTTGTTTGATTCTTAAATCTGGTAAAGAACGCAACTCATGCAGATAAAAACCATGTTCCCAATCACCTTGTTTTATCAAATCCATCCCATGTTGATAAGCAGGATTGGCGGCTTGCTGGTCTTTAATGCCGTAGAAATTAATACGGCGATTCTTGTTTAAGTGTATCATGAATAGTACTTTTTGTCAATACTTTCGTAGTTCGCAATAAGAAATTCTATGTAATGTTTAGCCTTTTCAAGGTCTTCCACGCCATTCTTGTATGGAAAGCGAAGTAAGTACTTAATAACATTAGCACTCCAAGGATCTAGCCCGTAAGCCAGCATAACGTCCCAAGGCTGGATTTCTGCGACTTGGTAATGGCTACCCCCAACCTGCTTAGTATCGGGGCTTACAGACTCGTTTATGCATTCTATATAGTCTTTTAACTGCATTGTTTTACCCCTACGGACGATTTGACTGATTTTGTAGACTGCGACCAAGTTCCACAAGCAAGGCACTGATAGCGTTGATAGGTTCCGGTACTAGAGATCGAAGTGCCTCGTTTTTGCAGACGAGTCGAAGCACAATTAGGGCAAACATGATCATCA